CAGCTTCAGCCCAACTATTTCCCCACCACATTTCGACCGTGGGGACAGCGTCAGCGACGACGTTAAGCTCTGCTAACTCAAACCAGATGTTATTAAAGGGAGCAAGGGAAGCGATATAAAGATGGTCTCCGACTTCGTACGGGAAAACATAATCGCCTATGCGGAAATCATTCACCAGCACAGAGATGTCAGTAAAAACTCCGCCTCTTTCGTGAAACACCCTTTGATCTAAAATCACTCGCCTTGTTCCTCTTTGTCGCCCTCTGGGGTCGATTTGGTATAGCGTCTTTTAGCTTTTGGCGGCTCGGCTGCCACCTTTATTTGCTCCTCCATCCCTGGAATCAGACGATTTACAAACCAAGATATAGAAGAGGAGCAGATAAAAACCTCATGGGCTGAAAGCTCATACTTAGCTTTATCAATAATTGCAGCCAACGCCTGTGCGCTTTTAAGGTCATTTTCAGTAAATTCCATTTGATTTCCCTTCTTAAAGTGAGCGAGTAATCATAGACTACTCACCCACTCTTGAAAGGAAAATATTAAGCCGTTTGGAACTTGATAGTGTACTCAATCACGCCAGCTGTGAAACCTGTTCCGATTGTTTGAACAACCTTATCGCCTGCTGCCAAACGACGTGGAAGAGAGAATGCAAGAGTGTTTGGAGTGCCTTCAGTAACTACTGTATTAGCAGTCAACAAAGCGTTAGCAGTCAAGTTAGCAACCGCACCTTGAGTTGCAGTTACAAACGCACTAGTTGCGCCAGTCACACCAACTGCCAATGAGCCGCCGCTACCTGCAAAAGCAGTCTTAACTACAGCGTAGAATCCGGTGATGATCGTGTCTTTGCTTGCTACAAAAAGATCAAGAGCGCCTGCAGCGCCAGCATCTTTTGAAAAGTCGTAACGAACTTTTAGCACGTTCTCTTCGTTTGAGTAGGTGCTTCCAATGGTTTTAACGTCGCTAATAGCAGCCATTATTTTGTCCCTTTTATTGTTTTCTTAGCAGTTTTATCGATCATTTTTGACCTTACAAACGCAGTAGGGCGGACACCGATCATCATAATCGATATGATTTCGATGTCGCCTTTCTCGTTGATAAGGTCGGCTAGATTTTGTGCATCTAGCGCAATGATAACCTCAACTTTTCCCATTAACTCACCCATTAGGTGTTTCTAACGACGATATGTTTTTTATCGCCATCGATTCCAAGACGCGCACCGAAGACGATGTCAACTGACATAACATAACCAAATTGCTTCATGGCATGCTTGTCAGAAATCTTTATGCGTGCCTCAGTCTGCATAACCAAGTGCATGAAGTCAGGATGGAACAATAGGGCATAATCTGGTCCGCGGCTGTTGTCTTCAAAGATATTGAATCCAAAACGACGGGTAGCAATTTGACCAGCAACGACTGGCGCGTCTTCGCGTACGTAGTCAGAGCTTGTCAAAGTCATGGCGTTGAGTAAGTCGCCGAAGTACTGAGGATCAGGCAAGCAATACCAGCCTGGCTGCCTGCGCCATAGGGCTTGGGCTGCAAGCGTACGACAAGCTGCCAACTGGCTAGCGTTGAAGTCAGTAACGCCAGTGATCAAATGATCAGGGTTAGCGGTAGATGGAGCGACCAAAGAGTAAAGGTAGTCATTGATGACTTTCTCAATGGCGTAGTTAAGGCTCTCGATAACCTCTGGGTTGTCTTGTCCAACCAAAGACTGGATCTGGACCAAGTCATCAAAGTCATAAGCAGCCACAGCGCGTTTGTCTGCAACGATGTCGATGCACTGAACAGCCAAATTTGAGGTTTGGAATGTATCGGCGTTTGTGCCGATGGTCAAAAGGTCACCGACTGGTGCATTGACCTGACCTACGGTAACCCGGTCACCTTGCTTAAGGATTGAACCATTGTAATCCTTGTTAACAAGTGAGCCTAAAAGTAGGCTTTCTCGTAGCTGCTTCGTGAAAATGGGAGACCAAAATTTTTGGATGAGACATTCGACATCTTCTAAAGTTGTTGCCATGTGAGAAAGCCCTTAAAAAGTTGTTAATCTACTATCTGATCATGCTTCCATTTTCGCATTTCAGCAGACGGAAGTTTCATCCAAGCCGCCCGTGAAATCTTGTTGCCACTTCCGCTACCTTGTGGCGCGTTACCCGGTAGCCGTGGGGCATTGGGATTACGCAAAACCTCGGGGTAGCTCTTCTTAAAGTTCTCAACCACACGCGCGACTGACGTGCGGTCGATGTCTCCTGACTCGCTTACTTGCACCGCATCATACTCAATGAGCTGATACCATTTTGGGTCGATGTCTCCACCGGCTGCATCAAGTACGCTACTGAGCTTTAATCGGTCCAACTCGCGACGTCTGACGGTTGAAAGTTCGCTTTGCAATCTTTCGAGGTCACTCTCGCGAGCCTTAAGGAGCTCTTGAAACTCACCACGCTTTTGGAGCTCTTCTTCGTTGCGCTTTTGCTCAGCGGCTTCGAGCTCTTTTAAACGGGCTTTAGCTTTTTTAGCCTCTTCTAACGTCTTTGAGTACGTGTCGTAAGAAACTGAATCGTTTTTTGTCTTAGGATTAGCGGGTGCCGTGTTTTCCACGTCGGCACTGCCTGCGGTGGGCTGCATCACTGATGCATCATTGTTGTCCATGATTTTGTCCTTAAGCGGTAATAAAGTCAACTACGAGCTATTTCAAAAGACCTTTTTTATTAAGTAGGTCTCCAAACTCTCTTTTGAATTCTCTTAAAACTTGTTGATATTCAAGCTCACTCACCCGGTTAAACGGTCTGCCTTGAGCTTCTTGGTAAGATGCTACTTCTGCATTCGTAGGTCCGCCGCCGTCCCTATTACCTGTGGGTCCGAACCGAACGCGGCCATCAACTGCTTCGATGACCTGAACGCTTCTAAGCATTTGACCTGTGAATGTGAGGTTACTACGACTCGGAGTCGTCGTGTTGGAAAGACCTTTGAAGCGTTTTCTCTTCTGAATGTATTTTTCGGAGAGCTTTTTAAGTGCTGACTTCTCGCCAAAACCAGCTGATACACCGTAACCAAGCCTGGTTCTTTTTACGACGATGTCGACAGTGAATTGACCAAGCCTGCGCATCTGCTCGCGCGCGACTGCCTGCTTGGTCGCATCCTGTATGCGCTTAAATATAGCGGTAAGAGAACGGGTTGGGTCAGCCATTCATTGACCTATCTTGGAGGTATAGCCTGCCCTGGTACTGTCGAGCCTGCCGGCAAGCTGTGGATGTCCACTTGATCTTGCTCTAGTTGAGATGTTTGACTCTCTTTGCCGCTAGAAGCAGGAGGATTTGCAAGCTTTGCTGCTTTGCGCTCGTTGTACTGGCTCAAGCGTAGTGCTTCGGCTGCCTCTTGTTCTGCTTTTTTCTTCTTGTCGCTGCACATAGTATACTCCTTGGGTTTAATCGCTATCATCTTTAACAGCTGCGATCAGCTGGGAAAGCTTAGAATCTTGCAAACCTAAAAAGTCTCTAGCCTTGCCGCGGATTGGGCTTTTCTGCCCATAGGTTCCTAGAATATTTCCCTCAGCTTTGGCGTTCTCTGGCGTGCCATTTTCAAATCCGATGATGAGACTTCCAGATTTTTGGCTAAGCATTTTCATCGCCGCCAACATGTCGCCCGAAAGTTTGAGGTCAACATCACTCTTGCTTTTACCCGCGTTTTTAAAGTCTAGGGACTTGATATAGTTCTTAGAATACCCTGCAAAACGATTGCCATCTTTATCTACGCCCCTGATCGTGCGGTCATAAATATGCTCGATAACAAGGTCAGCTAAGGCCATCCGTTGTGCTGGCTTTAAATCAGCAGGTATCTTTAGATTGATGCGTTGCCATTTAGCAGCCATGGCTCTCCCCTATTCGCTTTCGTCCTCTAAGATGTCGTCTGCTATCTCTTGGATCATCTTTGAAAAACTCATGGCGCAATCTGTTGGCGTTTCGTCCGGGTTATCTACTAGGTAGATCATCACTGCGGGTTCAAAAATGAGTGCGAGCATCTCCCAAGTCTCGTCACCACCATTTAACGGTTCGCTATCTGTATACTTCCTTAAATAGGCCAAATGATTCTCAAATATATCTAGGATCTCGTGCGTGGTCTTTAGCTTTTCATAGTTTGCTTCAAACATTTTCGCCCTCGTCGTCTGCGATAGCTTGTTCTTCATCTGGCGTCGTTATCCCACCGCTAGTCACTGCAAACGTCGCCGCCTCTTCTTTCTCTTCGTCGATCTCTTGCATTAGCTCGTCTAGTTCGCGAGAACTCATCTCGGGATTGATCTTGGCCATAGCTCTTTTACGAGAAATAAAGCCAGCATCTCGCTCATCCCTTAGGTCTCTCACCACATCACCGCGTGACTGCGTAGGGAGTTGGGTGGCAAAGCTAGTGCGCACCGAAGCGGTTGGGTCAAAGAGTGTGCGATTATCGATTTGCCCAGATTGAACCCAATAAGGATGCAGTGATTGCAGGGTGAGTGACCAAAAATCACGCTCGGCAGCTTCAAAATAGCCTACCTGCTTTTCTCTTGCCTCGTACGTGTCCATCTCATCGATAACTTTAGAAAGACCGCTGGCATAATTATCTGAAGTCAAAGAACCTACAGTAGAAGCCCTGATTCCTTTGGTACCCATCCACAACGAGAGCTGTGTTTCTATAAGCTGAATGACTTGTGAGTAATCGACCGCTGGTTTAAGCATGCCGATTTCTGGCTTTGTGTCTGTTGTTATATCGCTTTTAAGAGACCAAAAAGCATTGGGGCTCATCTTCAGGTTTTCGTCGTTGATGTCGATTCCATAGATAATCGAAAAGCTCTGATACATCGCCGCGACGTTAAGATCGGTGAACATAATGGGGATGACTTTAGTAAGCTGCAGTATATCACTGTCTGGCTTAGGGCGTACTCTATAACGTGACTGGTTAACATAGGTGAAAGGCAATCGTCCAATAGGATTGACACCATCAGGGTTACCCATTTCTTCCATGATGTCGCGCCTGATATCGCCGCGAGAGTCGATAGCTTCAATTTTATCTGCCGTGTAATGGTAGTAAATA